CACATTGGAGAAAATCGCGATGCGTGCAGTAACCGATGCAGGCATATCTTCGTATGCACCAGAATCAGAAGAGCAGAATATCGTCCCGCCAATGTTCTCCAGAACAGCACTCGGGCTGTCCCATGCGGCAAAAACTATCCCGGCAACAGGCGGCGTCCATGCGCCGTTGATGGTTACGGTGCCGTACCAGGTGCAGCTACCAAGATTCCCGTTAGTGGTCAGGGCGGTAAAATCTGTGGAGTCAGAAATCAGCAGGCCGCTGTTTCCGGACTGGCTGGCAGGTGTAATGCGCCATACCTGTCCGGGCCACTGATAGGTATCAGGTGCTCCCTCCCTGTCACCCTGAGAATTCATCGTCAGTGTCCCGCCGCTTTGCGTTACAGAAACCAGGCGTTGTGTATAAGGAAAAAGCGCGGTGCCAAAATCAAAAATCCTGACGCTTTCGACAGGAACAAAAACAGCCACATCCCCTGCGCCGTACCCGTCGACCGGCACAGATTTTCCGTTATACCCCTGGGAGGTCGTCCGGCAGAAAAACGGGGCGCGCAGCCCCGCCGTGATTTCCATCCGGTACCCGTCATTAAAATCAATGAGCAAGCCTGAAGGCATTTACCAGCTCCCCAGCCTTATAAGACCGCCGTTTGCAAGGTTAACAGTGACGCCAAGCCCGTTGATAACGGTCGTATTCCCCGGCCCTGTGAGGTTGAAATTACCGTTGGTGGCGTAAATTGCGCCGCGAACGGTTACCTGATTGAACTCAGCATTTCCGCTTTTCGGCAGATTCCATCCTGCTGCGCCGGCGGCATAATTGTCAGACTTCAGTGAGTCGGTGATCTTACCGAACTGAATGCTGGCATCCCTGAAGAAGGCATCGCTGATGAATGTCTGCCCGTTCTGGATAACGAACGGCAGGCTCACCGTTCCGCCTGCCTGCGACATCACCGCGAAACGGTCGGCCAGAAAAATGACCTGCGACTGCATGCCCGCCGGCGAATTCTGCACACCTATCCCCATCCCTGCAGCGTACTGGCGGCCAGCCGCATCAACGCCCACCTTGATGCTGTACATCGCATTCAGGTTATTGTTGATGTCGGCAGAAACCTGAGCATTCTGGACGATTGCCGCCTGCTGACCGTTTACCGTCACTGACAGGGAGTTGATTTTTGTCGCGGAGACCTGCGAAAAATCCGCAAGGGTCTTCGCAAAATCAGTGACATTTGCCGTGCCGCCGCCAGCGCTGGCATCCAGCGTCCTGAGCGACTCGGCAACGGCCTGGCTCGCATCCGCCATAACAGTGTCAACACGCTGGATACCTGCGGCGTTAGCACCGTACTGCACGCTCATTCGGGTGGACTGACTGACCTGCGCCAGCGTGTTGGTGATAAGCGCAATGGAATTGCTCTGTATTCCTCCTCTAATGTCACTGCCATCAATGCCTGCAATCTCTGCTGAAATCTCCTCAAAGCGCGAGGCTGTGGACGAGTCCAGATCCGTCACGACCTGCGTCAGCCCGGTAACGCGGGCCGAATTCTGCTCAGTTTGCGCCGTAAGCTGATCAACAGCTGTCGCCCGCGCTTCCTCCTCTGTAGCCAGCGCCTGGCGCACTTCGGTAATACCGGCGGCGTTCTGCTCTGTCTTTGCCTCCAGGCGGATCACATCGGTAACGCGCGCCTCGGTTTCAGTGGCAATAACCTCGCGCAGTTGTTCGAACCGCGCCGAGTTAGCGCCCTGCTGGGCTGACTGCCGGACAACAACATTCGCGATAGCCAGTGCATTGCCGATAATGGCTTCTGCTGTCTGCCGAGTTGCGCCTGCCGCCGCAGCCAGGCCGTCGGCGTTCTGCTTCACTGCCTCGGCCAGTTCCGCAACCTTCGCACTGCTGTCCACAGCGTTCTCGATGAGGTCTTTGAACAGGGCGGTGTCCTTGATCTGCGCGAGCACCGCCTCTGTAATATCCGTCACATCGGCGCTGGACTGACCGCGGATCCAGTCTGTGTAACCGGATTCGTTACCGGTCCGGTCCACCAGCTGCGCGCGGTACCAGAATACCTGCCCGGCCTTCAGCCCCATCTGCTGATACTTACGCAGCGGGTAAGGCACGTCGGCCAGCAGCATCGCATCGTCATCGCTGCCGGTCAGGCTGTACTGAATTTCCGTCTTCAGCGTGTCGTCCGTGTTTGCCGGGAATCCCCAGTTTAGCTCGACACCAAACACAACCGTTTCCGAGGCGGTGAAGCCTACCGGTTTCGGAGGATTACCCACTTTTCCGGTGAGTGTCACCTCAGCTGATGTCGCCCATACGGACGAAACATCGCTGGCGTTCACCGCCCGCACCCGCACCAGATAACGCCCGGCGTAGATACCCGGCACCTCGAATCCCTGAGAGGAGGTGCGGGGCACGCTCACCAAGTTGCCGCTGTCGCGTCGCCACTCGGCTTCGTAGGCGATTGCCCCTTTAACAGAATCCCAGGCCACACGCATGGTGGTGATCGCTATGTTCTGGCTGACCGTCGAATAGCTGTCGATGACGATGTTTTCCGGCGGTGCCTGCACGCCGGGCGGAATGACGCTGATCGGCCTTTCATCGAGCCGGGCGCCGGTATCGACCGCGGCGTAAATATCCGGACTGTACGTCGCGCCGGTCACCTCGAAAGTGCCGTCATCGTTGTCACGGGTGCCGGTTACGCGAAAGAGCGCGATAAACAGATCGTCAGCATCCACACCCCAGCAGCACTCCGCTTCAGGCGTTTCACTGTAGGCCGTGGTGACGGTGACGACATTGCCGTTAACCGCCTGCACGGTCCGGGCCTGCGCCACCCCTGACGGCAGGTTGAGAAAGAGCCGGTTGCCGGCTTTGACATCTGCGGCACGGTCGAGCGTGATATTACGACCGCTGACCGCGCTTACCCTGCCGCCAATCACCCTGCCGGCCAGCTCGTTCGCGGCCACGCCAATCACCTCACCGACAGGGGGAACATCCATACCCGTGCTGAAGGTCACCACCTCGCCGATGCCGTTGGTGAGCAGCGCCCAGCGCCCGCGCCGGTTTGCCTCTGACTGCCGGGTGCAGCCGATGGCCGTCATTTCGAGCTGGCTGTAATCGAAGCGCATCGCCAGATCGTTGTCATAAACGACTTCCGGTGTGTCTTTGTAGTGATTCGCCGGATCGGACCAGTTAACCAGCGCGGCGGTGTTGCGCGTGGTTTCGCTGGGATCGGCAAAGGTAAACTTACCGTCGACCACACTGGCGTGGTTATAAATGTGCCAGATATCGCGGGGCATATCAGTCAGCACATACAGCTTGTTGTCGCCCCAGTAGGTCATGCCACGGAATATACCGGCCAGGTCGCGCAGCACCGTCCAGGCGTCATTGCGCTCCTGAATGTAGACGTTGCAGCGGAAGCGCGGCTCCGTCCCGCTGCCACCTTTGCCATCCGGTACCGGCTGATCGCAGTACTGCGCGATACGGTACAGCTCCCATTTATCAATCTGGGTCGCATCAATCCTCTGACCGAGGCCGAAGCGCTCATTCAGCACGATATCGTAATAAATCCACGCCGGGTTATCGGTCCACGCCCATTTAAACCCGCCTTCCCAGGTGCCCGAGTAGGTTCGCGTATCAGGATCGTAGGTATCAGGCACGCGAATAATGCGCCCCTTCGGATTGCACACCACCTGCGGAATACCGTTCGGGAACTGCTTCGCGTCAAATTCAATGTAGAGCAACGCCGTGTTGGGGTAACGCAGTTTCGCATCAATGATTTCGGTGACAGCCTCGACGCGCATACTGTCCACAACATTCACCGTCGTTGAGTCAGGCGTTATCCGGCGTACGCGCAACTGCCAGCCGGTGGTGGCTTTTGGCAGGTCGATACGGTGACTGCGCTCATAGAGGGTGGTGGTCTTGTCATCGACAGCACCGTCGATCACCGTTACATATGCGCCGCCGTCGACAGACAGGTCGATGGCATACTCAACGCGCGTACCCACCTTATCGCCGTTGTCTTTCTGGTTCAGCAGCGAGGGCCAGCCCAGCCGGATGCGCAGGGCTGAAAGCTGGTTATTTGAGACAGAGCGGACATACGGCACGGCAGCTTTGAGTTCGTAGGCAACCTGCAGCTCATTCTCAACGCCCGGAAAGCCCTGAATATAGCTCTGGTCCTGAGTGCCGGAGCGGAACTCATATTTTACGTTGTTGAAGTTGTAACTGCCGTCGGCATTCTGCAGCGGGGTATACGATGACGCATCGCCAAGATAAATGCTGCGCCCGTCCAGGCCGCCGGCGAACTCCCCCTCGCCGAGCGCGACGAGGATTTTCGCTCTGGCTATCGACTGAATACTGTCCGGGGCTTCCACCGGGGTGCGGGTCTTGGTGCCCCCACCCTTTCGCCCTTTAATCACTGTGTTCGCCATATCGCGCCCATAAAAAAACCGCCCGCAGGCGGCATAAAGTAATCACGTACCGACTTACTGCTGATCTTCCGCGTAAATGCCGGCTGAAATGACAGCGCCCCCGATCTCACGCTGGCCGTAGAGCAGAGGGACGGGGTTGCCGCTGGCGGTGGTGTTGACCGGGCCGCCGAACGCATAGCTTGGCTTGTTGTCCGGATCCTGACGCACCCTCATCCCCGCCACCTGCGGCGACAGCAGCTGCACCACGCCGCCCAGCGCCATGGATGCGCCGACCAGCGCAACATTCAGCGCGACCCCTTTACCGATAAGCCCGGCTCCGGCAGGGCCAAGGGCGATACCCCCGGCAATCAGGGCAGCCCCGAGCACCGCCTGGAAGATGCCGGCACGCTTGCTGCCGCGGATCACTGGGATAACGCGCAGCTCATCGCCCGGACCGATAAGCGAAAACTCTTCCTGACCGATGTTCCGGCGATCGCGAAAGATAACGAAGTCGAGTCCTCTGGCACGCGCCTCGCGGAGATAATCCTCAAAGCCGTCCACCGTGCTGGACAACGCCCTGAAAACCTCGCTGGCAGAGGACAGCGCCCGGCGGTGCGTGCGCCCGAAACGCTGCGCCATCGACCCGCTCAGCTTGATAACGGTTCGTTTCTCCATTACATCAGATCCTTGTACCGTAAAACTTTGATGGTCCGGTCACGGTAATAGCCGCCATACGGGATGCGCTGGCTGAGCTGTCCGTACAGGTGGTGCAGCAGCATGTTGCCCTCCAGCAGGACGCCGGCATGATTTGGCACGCTGGCCTGCACCTGCATGATGACCATATCGCCGGGCCGGGAGGGGCCGTCGAACTCCCTGAATCCGCAGTCGTGCCAGTTATCCATATAGAGGTTTTCGCCCTCCTCCCACCAGTGACGATCGACGCTGTAGTCGGGCAGCGCGATACCGTGTTCAGTGCGGAAGTAATCCCGGATAAGGGACCAGCAGTCAGCATGCCCGAGAACAAACTGACGCCCGGTCAGCGGGCGATCGCCGCGCGGCATGATGGTGCGGATATCGCCTTCAGGCCATGAAGCGATCACCCACGGCACTTCGGTCGCATCGCACATCAGCATGTCGAGTTCACTCGGCTGCGTCGTGGCGCCGTCGCCGGGGTGGCTGTGCACCACAGCAACCACCGTGCCCTGCTCTTCGGCTGCCGCGTAATCCTCCGGTGACAGTTCAAACTGCTCCTCCGGGGAGGTAGCCAGATTGCGACAGGCGACATACTTCTCAACCCGTCCCTTCTGGATCACCACACCGCAGCATTCAACCGGGAACGCCTGCGCCGCATGCGCCAGAATTGCGCTTATAGTCTTGTCCCGCATGTTACCCCCTCAGAAGTGACGCGCCCGGAAAGCCGCCATAATCGAGCTCGTTGTTGGCGCCGAACCGCGGTTTACACCAGGTGGACAGCAGGCCTGAGCACACGTCCTTTGAAGGATCATCGACCGGGTTACCGTCCTTATCGAACCAGCCATTCTGCCCGGCATAGGTACAGCCATTCCCGGTTTTGTACCAGCCGCGCATGCACCAGGTGCACATGGGCTGGATCTGACGCGTGGGGATGAGTTGTCCCCGCAGATCTGCCGGGCTGGACAGCTCAAACTCAACGGTTTCATCATCCGAACTGGATTTACGGTCGATGTAATAGACCTGTTTGCGCTCCTCTGTCGGATTAGCAGCAGGATTGCCGCCAGAGAAGTTGCGGGCATCAAGGTAATGAGCGAAGGTCTCGTGAATAATCACTTTTGCCTTTGCCATCCCCTGAAAGCGACGACAGAGCGCACCGATCGTGCCGCTGATATTTGACACGCTCAGGGTCGGGCGGGCGCTCTGCCCGTCGCTGCTGACGGACAGGCCGGTCAGTTCAAAGGGCCACGCACCGTACTCCAGCCCCTGCCACCAGACTGACTTCGGCGGAAGCTTTGACGCATCGCCGCCCGCGGCAGTGATCTCAGCCTCTGTGTGAGGGATAGTTTCGTTATGAAACCGCAGAATGCCGGCGCCAAACGCCTGACCGTCGACCTCGATAAGGCGGACACGGCTGCCCGGCTCCAGTTTCTGGACATCAGATGAAATGCTCATGGATGGTATGCCTGAATGAATGTGGTGCTGAGGGTGTATTTGTCATTGCCGTGGGTGGCTATCTGGAGGGATTCAGATCGCCACAACCCCGCGGACTCCAGGGGCGGTTTCCAGATGAAGGACTTCCAGCCGGCATGCCGCTCAAGAAACGCCTTTATGGCAAGAACATAGGCTTCATCGCCGGTAAAACTCACGCTCCATTGCGGTGTGACCGGGTTGATGCCGTCCCCGGCCACCTGTGAATAATTATCCCCGAACTGCGCTTTGCGGGTGCGGAAACTGGTATCAGCCTGCGCCGCCACCTTCGGGCACCAGGAGAAGGTCTCAACTGCCATGATTACGCTCCTTTCAAAAGCCGCCACAATGGCGATCCGGGCATGCTGGCCTGCTCATTAATTACGGTCACGATTGCATCCTTGAGTTGCCTGCCGGCAGTTGCGGCAGCCCCCTGTCCTGCCGTGGACTGCGCACCGCCATTGATGTTGATATCGCCAAACGACACGGACGGGCCACCGCCGGAAAACTGCGGCGCGCCAACTGCGCGAACGCCGAGCGAACCATCCGCCGCGCGCGTGAGCGGCATAATCGCCTCCGGACCGGCCTCACCAAACACCCCGGCCCCTTTCGCAAAGGCAAACAGCTGCGGGGTCTGGTAGACACCACCGCTGTAGGCACTGAGGGAGGGTGAGTCGTAAACGCCGCCTTTGGCATTGAAGGTGAAGTTTGACGCAGCACTTTGAATTGCCGTCCCGCTGCTGGCTGTTGCGGCGGATGAGGCACCAAAGCTGAAGAGTGAGCCGAGAGAGCTCGCCGCATTCGCCACCATCATATTAACGAGAACGGTCTCGATAATTTTCAGCACGTTCATGCCCCAGTCCTTCCAGCTGTCAAGATTGCCGTTGAGCATGTCGGTAATGGTGGTCACCGCCCCGCCCATGGCCTGCTTCATGCCGTCGGCAGCCATCGCGGAATAGTCGGTCGCCTCGTCCACCCAGTTCGCATAGCCCTCTGACATGCCTGTTAACCAGTCACCGCGCTGCGCATCGGAAGCGGTGTAATACCCCTCCTGGTCGCGCAGTCGCTCTTCCAGATAGCGTTTGTTGAGTGCCAGCCCCTGCTGATAGAAGGTTTCGTCAATATCCCCGGCCTGCCGCTGCCGGAGCAGATCGGTATTCTTCTGCTCAAACTCCTTACGGATATTAAACTGCTCCTGCAACCGCTCACGGAACCGGGTGCCCTGACCGTAACCGATGAGCTGCGCATTATTCGCCGCCCGGGCGCTGGCGTTGCTGTCAGCCAGATTTGCCTCGTAATTACGCAGTTGTTCACGCAGTTTGACCTGATCGATTAAGGCCGCGTTGCGCATCAGTTCAGCCTTTTGCGCCTTGTCCAGCGTGGACAGTTCACCTTCAACCACCTGGTATTTCACTCTGGCAAGTTCGGTGCTCTGGCCCTGCAGGGCGAGCTGCTCCTTCTGCTGCTTGATCATCCTTTTATAAGCATCAGCGGCCTTTTCTTCGTCCGTCTTTGGCCCTTTGGGCTGCTTTTTGTTGGCCTCGTTATTGCGCCACTCTTCAAGTCCGTTATTGATGTACTCAAGCCGGTTGGTCTGGAATTGCGGATCAGCCGTCAGACCGAGCTCATCAGCAGCATAGCCAAGCCGTGCGCGCTCTTTTGCCTCGCCTTTCAGACGGGACAGGGCCAGCTCGCGCCTGCTTTTTTCTAGCGCATCGGTCTGTTTCTGCGAAGCTTCTGCCTGAGGTACACGCAGGGGTGCCAGGGTCATTCCCTGCCGGGCCATCAGTAGCTGATTGCCAAGGCCGAGAAGCTGGTTAAATGTTTGATGCTGACCGTTCATCATCAGCAGAGACTGATACGCAGCATTCTGACGCCAGGCCTGTTCACGTATCAAATCATTTCGGCGGCGATCAATCCCTTCCAGCACCTGCTGAATACTGGTTGATTTCTCCCGCATCAAATTAAGCTTATTTTCTTCAACGGTTAATTGGTCGGTAAGAATGGCGAGCGCTCTAACTATATTCAGATCATTGTCTTTAGTAATCCCGGGCTGAGCGCGTGCCTTATTCAGATCATCGATTTGTCTTTTTACCGCTGAAATAGCTTTTTGCTGCTCTCCAATTAAGCGATTTTCCTCAACTAGCGCATCAATAGTTTTACCGCGATTTTCATCTGCTTCAGGCAAACTCATTGCTCGCGTTTTTTGGCTCACCTGATCAATAGTTCTGGCATATTCCTGTGCCGACTGCCGGGCCTGCTCCTGAGACTGATACATTGCATACCAGGCTCCCGCACCGAGCATAACGAGCCCCGGAACACCACCTATCAGGCCAAGCGCGCGCCCCATCAGTCTGGTTCCTACAGAGGTGACGCTATTCAAGTTATTTTGAGTGCTAACGCGGTTAGCTATATTACGATCTCGCGCCGCCTCAGCGCTTGCGAGGCGTCTTTCCGCAGCTGTCTGCGCATCATTATTTCTGATTACAGCAAGTCCAGAACGAGCTCTTTCAAGCGCGGCTCTGGCCCTGACTCTCTCCGCAGCCGTTCCACTAGCGATAGCAGTGGTTAAACGTGACTCAGCGGCAGTAACTCTGGCTTCAGCTGCAGCTATTTTTTCCTGCTGCGCTGCCTGAACATCAGCGCTCTTTGCTCTCTGTAATCCTTGCTGCGCCCGATAGACATCAGCCCTTGAGGCAGCCACAGCAGACTGGGCCGCTTTGTCCTGTGCTACAGCAAGGGCAACTTCTGATTTTGCGGCAGAGATCAGCGCTGAAGTTGCGCTTGTAGCACTTGTGACAATACCACCTAAATATTTCGCAAGTCCCACACCAATCAAACCACCAGCCACGGTGGTAATAGTGGACATATTATCAGCAACATCATTCAGCGCCCCACTTACTGCTGACGACGTTAATGAATCCAGCGTACCTGCGACACCATTAAGGCCACCCGATAAAGCCTGAGTTGCACCCGTTGCCTGATTGATACCGCCAACCCATGCCATAAAGGAGTTTGTCACTTTTTGTAGGGAGCCTGACACGGTTTCAGGCATGGAGCCAAATTCGCTCTGCAGGGTTCCAAGCTGGCTCACTAATGCGGGGACAACCTTATCGATCGTTAATTTTCCCTGATCTGCCATCCCCTTGAGGTCTTTTCTGGCAACGCCCATTCCAGCAGCGAGAGCGCGAATGACTCGATCACCCGCCTCGTTTACAGCGTTAAACTCCTCCCCCCTCAGAACACCCTGGGCCAGTGCCTGGCTAAACTGGGTGATTACTGAACCAGCCTCCGCAGTACTGGCGCCCGAGAGCTTAAGGCCCGTGCTTACTGCCTCAGTTACCTTCAAAACTTCATCTGAGCTGTAGCCGAATTCACGCATTGAAGCGGCAGCACGCGCAAAAAGGGCAGCATTATCAGAAAATGCGGTACCCGTTCGCTGGCTGATCTCCATCAACTGCCGCTGCGATATCGCAAAATCGTCAGCTGATGAAGATGCCTGTTGAAGGCGAGCATTAACTGAGTTCCACTCATCTGCAATCTGGACGATTTTACCCGTTGCAAATGCAGCAGCTGCAGCAGCAGCCGCTTTACCTGCAGACGTAAATCCCTCGGTGAGGTCAGATAAAGCTCTTTCGCTATCTCTGGCAGCAGCAGCAGCCTGACGGCCACCATTCTGCATAGTTCTGTAATATTCAGCACCCATGCGTGAGGCGCGTGTTATCTCACTCTGAAAAGAACTGGAATCAGCAGAAATTTTTATAATGAGTTCGCGAAGCGATGCCATTACCTTTCTCCGGGTTCAAAAAAACCCGTCGTAACGGGTATTTTTATTGATTACAGCTTTCGCTCCACAATTTCGAAAACTCAGGTGAGTCGTCATCTATTAATAACAAACCACCTTTATTTATGAATTTCTTGTAACCTGCAAAAGCTCCAAAGCTATTTTTTGCATTTACCTTTCCACAGACGTAATTTTCTTTGCTAACAAACTCCCCCTTAAAGCTCGCGGAGCCAGGATCCTTGAGAGAATTTTTAACATTGTCCTTCGCTGCAGAAATGTTGTTTAGCTGTTGATACCTTTGATTTCTTAATTCATCACTTCTTTTTTCAGTATCTTTATAATAATCATATCGTTCGCCCCACATCGGAACCATAGAGTTAAAGTAAAACATACTTACGACGCAACCAAGAATCACTAATGAAAGGGATATTTCCTTTCCTATTTTATTTGAATAATGGATAGGAATAACTACCACGCCAAGCAAGACAAATAAAACTACAGGCTGCCTCAAGGCAACAATAAATGAAATCACCACAACAACAAATGCAATGGCAGCTAGAATTTTTCTCATTAAACAACCCTCGAATAAATAATGAATAAATCCTAACTGCAAAAGCAATAAATGTCACTTAGTTGCCTCTGTAAGCGCCTCCTCAAGCCCGGCAAACGGATCCTTTTCTGTTTGCTGCTCTTCTCCCCCCCACTGCAGAATGGCATCACTCAGCGGCACTTTTGCACCCTGCGAGCCATATACGGCAGAGACGATCTGCGCCGCCTGAATATCGCCGCGGATATCGCCGACCGGACTTATCCTGTCGTATTCAATCCACATCAGCATTTCACTTGCCGTCATGCTCTGTCTGAGCTCTGAAAGCGTGCGCCCCATACGGAGCGCAAGCGACATCAGGAATTTAAAACCGGGGGTGGCGACTTTTCCCGGGCATCATCCCCGGATGCGATCAGATCGAGCGCCTGTTTAAGCAGACGGGAATGCACGGGGCCATAGATGGCACGCACTTCAGCTTCATCGTCCGGGGTAAAAACCTGCTGCTTTTCCTCATCGCATAGCACATCGAGAAAAAGCGCGACATCAGCGCGCAGGTTGCGGTTCGCGCGCTCCGACACCGAAAGCTCTTCAGCCTTGATATCGGTTCCGGCGATTTCCTGCCAGCGCAGCCAGGCTTCACCGGATGGCTCGCGCAGGACGACACTCACACCGCCCCATTCGGGCACGGTGACGGTTTTATGACGAAACCCGGAGTGTTTCGCCAGGGCAAGCTCTTTAATTGACATGATTTTCCTTACGAGCCAGTTTCAATGTTTTCAGGTTTGCCTTTCAAGCGCAGGGAGAAGGTGGCCGCGACCACGCCGTTGGTACCGGATGACCAGGTGTGCTGACGCACTTCAGCCAGGAAATGGAAGCCTTTACCGGACGGGAAGATCACCTGAAAGGCATACGTCGTGTCGTTGTCATATGCGTCACGCAGTGCATCCTGTGCCGCATTTTTGAAGAAGTTACCGGATAGCGAAATCTCCGACTGCGCCGGCAGGCCGTTGATGTTCTCCTGTTCGGTCGAGCACAGGGTGGTTACGTCGATGTCCTGTTTCTGGCCGCCGGTGAACTGGACCTCTTTGAGCGTGCAGCTCAGATCAAGATAGTCGGCACTTGCCATCGTATCTTTCGTTGCCGGCAGCGAAGAAATCAGGATCTTCGTTAACTGCGATTTTTCATAAAGTGCGGACATAGCTGTCTCCGGATATAAAAAAACCGCCTCGCGGCGGTATTGGGATTAACTGGATTGGTTTTACTGAAGGACATGGACTTCTGCTGTTGCACGGCGCAGGCCTGTCTCAGGCTCGTAACCGCCGGTTTTGCTCAGGCGGGTGAATGCCAGCGGCGTCAGCGCGGCGATCGCCTGTTCGCGCAGCGCGCGGGCCTCATCCACCGAGGACGCATAAACATCAACCTGCAGGGCTGTGTCTTCCTCTGCGGGGCCACAAAGCGTATCGCCATAGACCTGATCCACCAGCGTGAATATGATCCATGGCGGCGCAACTGCCGGTTCACCCTGGCTGTTAAGGGGCACCACGCCGGGGTAAACCTGTCCGTCGGCCAGCGCGCCGATCAGCGAGTAAACGTCAGCCTCGGTCATTTTGAAAGCACCCTGTCGATCGCCGCATTAGCCTCGGCGAAAGCCGCATTTACCGCATCTTCCTCGCGGGCATCGTAGGCGGGGCGGACGAACGGCACGGGTGCCATGGTTGAAGTACCCATTTCGATAAAGCGCCAGTAGTAGGCATTACGCGGATCGCTGGCTTTCATCGTCTTGTCGCTGGCGCCGGTGCGCGGGTTGGTACCGCGTATATGAACACCGGAAGAGATCGCCCCGTTGCGCTCACGCTGCGTCAGCACGACGATATTCTTTTTGAGTTTCCCCGTTTTCACCGGTGCGCGGCTTACCGCTTCATCTTTGAAAATGGTTGCCCCGGCACGCGTGGCATCGCGCATCACCTTGCGGTTTTCCGCTTTGCTGAGCATGGCGAGATCTTCCGACAAATCGAGCAGGCCGGAGAAATCGAGGCTGGTACCTATCATGGTTTTACCCCCTGTTTGCAGAGAATTTCGAGCTGAGTGCACCCGGCGTCCGGGATGGGCGGCCCTGTCACTTCCAGCGTCAGCCCTTTAAAGGCACCACTTTTAACGTTCAGACGTGATGCGGCTGAAATGTCACTGCGATAACGGACCCACACCCTGACAGTCGCTTCGGCTTTTTCAGCGCCGGCAGAGATGATTTCTCGTCCACTGATGCCTTTCACCTCAGCCCAGACAGTCTTTCCCTCCTGCCATTCCGGTTTAACATCACCGGAGGGAGTGCGGACGGGAACGGAATTCATAACGGTGATTTGGTCGCGCAAGCGCCCAGCATGCATAACGCCTCCGGTCAGAGAATGGTGGGGCAGCGAAGATCGTAGATAAGCATCGTTACCGAGAACGGCAGTTCCCCCTGTTGAAGCTTCTCTTCCTCTTCACCGCCGCGATTGCGGTCGAGCCAGCCCAGCAGCATAAGCAGCGCCGTCTGTGTTCGCAGCAGCGGCTCGCCCTCAATGAGATCGCCATTACCGGCAACGATTCGATCCCGGCTACCCTGGATATAAGCAAGAATGGCGGCGCTACCGGCCTGAATTTTCAGTTTCAGATCGTCATCACCGGCATCAGCATCTATGCGCAGGTGGTCCTTTGCCTGTTCTAGAGTCACGAGCTCAATCACGTTTTATCCCTCCCGTCACGCCCGCGCTTGGTGGCAAGTGTCCAGCCTTTCGAGCCCGCTTCGCCGGGTTTATCCTGCGTCGGTTCGTCGCAGTGCCAGAGCGAACCGCCCCATGTCACCGTATCGCCGGGCAGATAGTCCTGACCTGATTTGAAAACGCCCTGGTAAATCATGACCGGAACGTCAAACGATTTTGTTTCGCTGCCGCCGCTCGCGCGGTTAACCGTCAGGGTGAAACGCCGCTGATCTGAACGTTCAATATCAACGCCCGCCACGCCATCTACCACACATTCCCAGCCGCGCATGCCATGCGTTTTTTCATAGGCGCGCCATAGCCCGCCGTTGTGGGTAGCGTAAGATCCGCGCGGGTAACTTTTGCCCTCATCAATAAAGGGAAGCAGCTCCAGCGCCAGCGCGTCGCGACCGTCCTCGCCATCTCTGGCCGGTTCGGGTGCAGGTAGTGCTGCAACGGCTTCGCTGACCAGTGCTTTGACATCAGGCATAACCGGCATTGACTCCGTAACAAGCGCCTGCAGCATCGGCTGCACATCGTCAGGCGTGAGACTCCTGCCGTCCTGCGGTACCGGGATTGCCGCTACGGCGTCATCCACTGCCGCTTTCACGGCCTGTTGCAGCATGTCAGGATCGTAATCCTTGCCATCGCGGGGCACGGGCATCGCGCTGACCGCCCGATCCACCATCTGCTGAAGCATGGGCGCCACGTCGTCTGGTGTCAGACTTTTACCGTCCTGCGCAGGTGGTATGGCGGCTACCGCATTGCTGACCATAGAAGCGATATCCGGCAGCTGCGGCAGTTCTGGCTCAGGCAGCTGAGAGAAGGCGTCCCTTACCATCGCCGACAGATCCGGCGGTTCTGCGCTTTTGATATCTGCGATATGCTCTTCGAGGTGGGTGAGTTTTACTTCGAAGGCCTGGCGCTGCTCCTCGAGGCTTTTACTGAACCCCGCGCGCATATCATCAAGAACAAGCCCGAACTCCTCGCCCAGCACTTTAATGAGAGTTAATTCACGTTCATTCATTTGGTAAGCAATCCTCTGAGCATGGCTTTTGCCGCCGCCTGCTCTGCGTCAGACAACGCCTTTCCCTCATCACTGACTGACTGCGGCGTTGCGCTCTTTTTGCCGAACGGATCGTCAGAGGCATCGCGGCGCGCCAGCGCACCCAGGCTGAAATTCTGCTGCTGCAGATACAGTTCATCACCGCCCGTCACCGGCGGCAGGTTTTCACTGCGCCGCGCCTCATTCGGCGTGAGGATTGTGTTTTTGACACCTTCACCCAGCGTTTTGATACGGCGTTCGCTGTCCATACGCAGCAGCGCGCTGACGTCAAACTCGGTACCGGCGTCGTCTTCCAGTTCAAACGCCTCATCGAGAAGCAGCTCGATCGACTCAATCAGCGTCTGGAGACACTGCGAGTAATACTGCTGCTCCAGCGCCTCGATGTTGTCGTAGGAAGGTAGATCACCGACACCGGCTTTATAGGCCGGGACGTGAAACGTTGAGCAGACAATTTTTTCTGACATCTGCAACTGCTCCACCACCTTCGCATCGTCAGCAGACATAGAAATGGGACTGTATTTTGCGCCGTTGCTCAGCAGCCCCGTTTTGCCCGCATTTTCGCCTGTATAGCCCGTGTCCCAGTTCGCTTTCAGTTTCCGGGCATTTTCATCAGTGATGGTACCGGGCACTTCAATGACACCGCTCGGCTTACTGCCGTTGCGGAAAAAGTGTGCTGAGTTTTCCTGAATATGGTGACCCTGCATCGCAGCCAGGCCAGCCGCATAAATCGGTGAGAGCCCGATTAGCGGATGAAACAGGCAGTTGAAGCGATCGTGGATCACCTCGCGGGCGGGGACCGTTACAGAAGCCTCGACGCCCGTCATGTTGTCGGGGTTAATCTGGTAGAAAACAGACCCGTCATCCGCCACCAGCGGCGTCACTTTGTTCCAGTCAAGGATGCGCAGTTCGGTTATATCCCCGCGGGTGTTCCGGATCTTCAGGACAACCGTATTCCCGTGGCAAAGCTTCGAGTTGAGCCAGCACTCGAAAAACTGCATCCGGTTCTGAAACGCATTCGGGCGTCTGTAAATCCTCGCGGGTGTACCGTTATTGTTTTCTTTCCAGATGCCGTTCGAGTCCCGACGCATCAGCCGCAGGGGCATCTTTGAGATATCGCTCGCGATCAGCGATATGCAGGAAAACACAGCGTGAAAGGAAAGCACTGTTGTCGGGTTGATTTCCAGATTACGCTGCCAGGCCCCCGCAAAAGGCTCACTGATAAGGGACATCCAGCCGCCGCGATCTGATGGCTGCTGAAGTGCTTTTTCTCTTCTCCGGAAAGGATTCCACATCAGCCGTTCCCCGTATTATTTTTCTTTTTCCCGCCCCCCGCGCGCTTCGCGCCGGTGTACTCAGCCATGCCCAGCAGCACCAGCACCCTTGCACACGGATCGTCCACGGTCTTTTCGTCACCGTGTCGCGAGTCATGTGTGCGTTGCAGATACCTGATTTTTGCCATGCAATATGGCGGGGTTTCCCCCGCCCTCCTGAGTCGGTTAGCTGGTCTGGGTCGTGCCGTAGTTCACACCGGAAATCACCGCCACGGCTGCTGTGCGGCGACGCTTCCAGTTGATCCAGCGCTCGGCGCGGATAGCCACGCTGTTGGTCTGGAACATGGACACCATCTCGGTTCCCGTGCCATTCACGCTGTCCCCGCTCGGATCGCTCTGCATTTCGAGCGAGGCTTCGCGGGACATATCCACGGCAACGCCACCGTCGTCGGCCAGGTAAATATCCGGTGCGTTGACCAGCACCAGCTGGTTGCCAACGTACTGGGAGACAATGACCGGGAGCCCCTGGAAGGTCCCGCCCAGCAGCGTCATTTCCGGATACTCTTTCTGGCCCAGCGCGTTTTTACGCATGGAGAGCGCCAGCGCGCTGGTACTGGACATCAGCCAGACAGCACCATTCGGCTGCAGGTCAGCCGCGACAAATACGCCAAAAGCCGCCGCAGCGTCATCGTCCGGATTACCGGTGGACGGAATGCCGGCGATACCGTTGGTGACGGAAGCAGGCGAGACATTGGCTACTTCTGCCTTGGACGGGTTGATAAAGTCGGTATCGAGGCGGGCAATAACCGCTTCAGCCAGGGCGTTACGCACCAGCGCATCGGCTGCCGGGTTGGAGAAACGGATCAGCTCGTCGGTCAGCACCGCGATAGCGGCCACTTTAGCGAAGCTGAAGGTGATCGACTCAAAGTCGAACTTCGTCAGCGGTTTCGCCTTACCCTGGCCTACCCAGTTCGCGGAGCCGCCGGAGGTCTGTGCCGGAATACGAATATTGAACGGCACCTGGCGCAGCGCCGGGATGTTACCCTGCCCGAAACGACCAATAATGGTCTGCGGTCGCAGGAATTCGACGAAGTCCTGTGCATATTCCTGGTATTCCACCAGCGCGCCCGCCCATTTCGGGTCGGTGGTCGTGCCTGCGCCGACGGCGGCTTTCAGGACGTGATGCAGCTTCGCATCGTCCGGATACTGCTTACGGGCAATTTCCAGCGCTTCGGAGCGGCTGCCGTTTGCAGCGGCAAGCGCTTTGGCGAAGCGTGCAAAGGCGATACCTTTTTCCAGCTTCTGCTCTACACGAATGATGCCCGGTGCGCTGGTCGTTACCGTACTGACATCGCCACCAGCGGCTTTGCTGACCGGTTTGGCAGTCTGGGCGATGCTGGATTCCATATCGCGCAGTCGCTTCAGGTGCGAGTCGACAGATTTAATTTCAGCGGAGGTGTTGTCGTATCCCTCCTCTTCTTCAGCATCCAGCGTACGGCCATCTTCGGCTGCCTTCGCCATAATCTCAGAGAGAGACGCCGCCAGCGCCGAACGCTTCGCTTCAAAGCTTTTGATTTGTTCTGCGATATTCATCGAACTGTTTCCTTTTTTGGTATTGGTTTTGGGTGCTGTAGCGCCAGCGGGCTGGGTCGATTTGACTACCGGTTTCTCATTGCCGGACGCGGCGAGTAGCTGGCGGTCATAAGACTTCACGGTATTAATGGAGCATTCGGCATTTGCCGGAATGGTCACGGCTGAAACTTCAAGAAGGTCCCAGGACAGAAAGCGGATCCCGCCCTCGTCCAGGAACGAATATTCAATGGGGCGGAAGCCGATGGAGAGCCCGCGCACCAGCCCGGCCTTAATGGATGCCCAGGCCTCATCGAGCCGGGCAACCAGCTGGGAAGGCATATCCGCGGTTGGCTTTACCAGTTTTGCGGTGATCTGCAGCCCTTCTTTCACCATTTTGGGTGTACAGGTACCAATGGGCTGGGACCGGTCGTGCTGCCAGAGAAACGGTGTGTCGCTGCGAAACTTCGCGCCCTCCGGCTCCATAATGTCCCCGTCACGATCCGGCGATGGCGTGGAGGCGATGCCGGTAATGATCCGCTCATCCTCGTTTACCGCTTTCACCGTCATGAGGGTGCATGCGCGCTTAAGCGTCATTTTGCTGCCTCCTGAAACGAAAAAACCCGCCGGAGCGGGTTGTTGACTGACATAGCTGTCATATGAAATGCACCTGATAATCCTGCTTCTTCGCCTCAGGGTTCAGCGCCATAAGCGAAACGGCATTAAACAACGCCATGAGCGGGTCGATCTTGCCCTTGCCGCTGGCCTGCTTGGTAATGAGGATCGCATTGCCTTTTGGCTCGACGCGGGCATTGCCCACGCACCAGGCCATCATTGGCTGCCCGGCATGCACAAGCACGCCTTCGGCAAGCTTGCGTTCGGTCGTTTTTATCGCACCGCCGAGGCGCCAGCCCTGACTGACGCCCACCACGGCATCAGCGGGAATCTCCGCCTCAATAAGTGCGTCGAGGATCTGCCCCACACCGGAGGGGTCAATGCCAATCTTGTCGAGCAGCTCGGCGGTGTGGATGCGGCTGACGTACTCCGCCACCTCTTCCGTGTCCTGCCCGACACGCTTTACAATGGTCAGGTCACCGGCTTTCACAAAGTCGTTAAACCGTGATTCCTCGCTTTTACGGCGCCGGATTGCTATTTCATGTGCCCAGGCATGACACCAGCAGAGCCATTCCCGCGTCTCGGCATCGCGCCCGATGGCACTGAATCCCAGCAGGTCATCAAGGCCGCCGCCGTCAATGCCGACCGAGATCACTTCCGCGCGCTGCAGCAAATCGGTAAAGCTCACCCGTCGCGCCTGCTGCTCCCAGAAATCGACGCCCGCCCAGCGGTCGCTGCGCAGGTTGAGACCGATTTCGATGTTGAGGTGTTTCGCCAGAAACTGCTGCAGCGTGCCGTCAGTTTTCGCCTGGTTCTTTAGCAGGTTATCGGCGATCCACTCCGGACTGACGGAAAGGCCGATATTCGGGTTGGTAATATAGAAGTTCTCAGGCTGAAGATAGGCCTTGGTCTGGATCATGCTGTCCGGGAATTCGTAGAGGATCCCCAGCGTTTTCGAATCGCTGATTTTGCCGTCTCGCACACCACGCCAGTAATCCAGGCGCTCCTTAAACACGCCCGCCGGCGGTTCATCGCTCTGCGTGGTGAGGTAAATCACCCAGCCCTCATTACGCGATACCTGGCCGCCGAGAGCCTCCATAAACATCGCCTCTGCGTTGGCGCGTTTGCCGAAAAGCCAGAGTTCGTCGACGAGGATGCGGCCTGACTTTTTCCCGGAGACCGTGTCGGTATCAGCGGCCACCACTTTAAGGGTGTTTCGCGTCACCCGGTGGGTGATGGTGCGGATATGATCCTGAATCTGAAACATATCCGTCAGTTCTTCATCCGCGCGTATCATGCCAGCAGCGGGTTTGAAGCTGTTGTCGGCCACCTCTTTTGTCGGTGCCAGAATGAGATGCTCCTCGTCCTCACGCCAGCAGAGAATGAGCGCGGTCAGCATAATGCCGGCGGCAATCGTCGACTTGGTGTTCTTCTTCGATATCAGCAGACCATATTCACGGATGAGCTGGTTACCGGTCTCGGCGTCGTACCCGCCAAAGATGGCTTTCACAAAGTCGAACACCCACGCCTCGGAACACTCACCGAATGTGGGCTTGCCCGGCAGATCGGAAACACGGAGTTCGCGGAATATGCTCAGCGCCTGTTCAGCCTGGTCAGCGAATATGGGCGGCGGAATGATGGACTCGCCGTCGATGAGGCGGTTTTCCCAGTCGGTGCAGGCCGTGGACCACTGCGCCATGGATTACCCCTCTTTGTTGTTCACCACCAGCTTTGGCGGTGCCATGGATCCGAACTTGCTCGCGCCTGCGGCCACTTTTGCCGCAGCATTGCGCGCCTCTTTTTTGCCCGTCTCCCCTTTTTTGGGGTGAACATAAGGCAGCATGGCCTTTGCCGCATCCTTCCGGGTGTCAATGTCCTCAGTGAAGTCGTTCATCACTGCCATCAGAAATTTGAGCGGATCGTCATACTGACCAGCCACCGGCGGCACTTCCGGCGGAGGAATTTTTGCCGGGGTGTTTACCGCTGGGGTATAAACATTTTTCCGGTACTCCGGCACCTCATCCACGGTGACGGTTTCTTGCTTTTTACGGGCAATGAAAGCGATGACTTCCGGGTCTTTTGCAAGCTGCGAAGCCTTTGACCGCGCGGATTTCTCCGAGTAGCCCGCCTTTACTGCCGCATCTTTCTGAGACATGCCGGACATCAGCGCCACCGCGAATTTTCGCTTCTGCGCTGTTAACATGTTTATACCCTCCAGAAGGGGATTTTTTCTCTGCGTGAGGGAGGGGGCGGTGTACAGGGTGATCGGCCTTTTTTTGAGCCCTCCCCCCCCGGTAATGAGAATCATTATCATTACAGATGAAATAGTTACAAATGGAACTAATTTCTCAATTAAATGATAATCATTTTCATTTAAATCAAAATATGACGGTTCCCTGTCCGTCAGCGCCTTCAGGCACGGCATGTTTCAGGGCTTCATCATCCGGACTGGCCGTGGCTGCTTCGCGCGCTGACTTCCCGGCGTGGCATTCCTTACAGAGCGTCCAGAGATTGCGCTCAGTGTTGTCGCCGCCGAACTGCAGCGCGATGCGGTGGTCAAGCTCGCTGTCATGCAGATCAACTGCGCGGGCGCACATACAGCAATGCCCTCCGTCGCGTACCCAAAGGCGGCGCTTAAGCCCCACGCGCACACTGCCACTGATACGCCGCTGCTCACCGTAAACGGGTTTGATGCGTCGGGTGTCCATGACCTTAAGCCGTGGTTTCAGGGTCGTTAGCTTAGCCATGTAACCTCCATGCCCGTCGCCGCTCGTGGCGGGGCTGACAATCGGGATGCCTCTCAACGGGATCACCGTCAGCATGATCCACCAGTGAGCAGCAGGGATAGATAACCGGGCCGCCGCAGGCATCGCCCACTGCGAAGTCAGCAGGCTTACCCGCGTCCCAGCGTGACAGCAGGTCACGTACCAGAGCTGGGGGAACGCTGTAGCAGACAGCATGCATGAGGCGCTGCATAGTGATGTGATCGGCACGGATGCGGTCAGCAGCAATGAGCTTTGTCGCTATCTCAAGCTGGTACTGCGGCGGGCGGGCGGTGCCAAGGTAGAACGAGCAGAGCTGATCAGGAAAACACTCCAGCCAGTCAGCCACCTTTTCCTTAAACCCCGCAACCGGCAGCGCATCATCTTCCAGAACGACCACACGGCATGCCTGCTCACCAGCCCACACCAGCGCGCGGCGGTGATTCCAGTTGGCACCCCTGTCGTGCTCGTCAACCAGCAGGTGAGCGCCAAGAGAGTCAGCCAGCCTTTCGGCCTGCTCTCGCCGGGCATGATGCCCCACAACAACGAACCTGATTTCGCTCATGACTGACCTGTACGCTTACATTAAAAAAGGCCGCGCAGCGGCGGCCTCAGGAGAGGTGAGCATTCAGCCTGAGACGGCTTATCGTCTCTCTTCTCCCTGGCGGGTGGCGCTTAACGCAGAACGTCCAGCTGAATGCTCAGATACATTATTACTTACGGGTGCTATTTATGCTGCCACCAGGCGAACTCCTTACCGGTGCCGCCTGATTTGAAAACAGTATGCACCTGCGGGCCGGTCACGACGCGATCGCCAAAGCGTTTTGCCACTATCCCGAACGCCAGCATATCGCCGACCGCGGCCGGTGCTTTCTCTGTCTCCCAGAAGCGGTGACACTCCAGCAGGTAATACAGCCGCACTATGCCGTGCGCAAACTCCATTACGTCAGCGCGCAGCCCGCCAAGCAGCCCGGCATTCAACATTGCATCAGCGCTGTGCTCATCGAGGAAGGCCTGATAGATGCGCTCCGGGTGGTGCTGGCGTGCCCAGGCATCAGCATAGGTCTTTGGTTCAGAGCCGACATACACCTTGCCCGGCACCATATCTGCCCACGGCTCTCGGAGCATTTCGACATCGGTACCGTCAGTACACCAGACGAAATGATACTCAGGATGATCGCGAAGGTGCTGCCAGATATGCAGCCAGCGCCTGAAGTAGCAGTTCATCTTCACCGCGGGAACGCGACATAATTCGACATCAGCCGGCGCGGGCGCCAGTTCATCAGCCAGCACAATCCGTCCGCATCCGCGCAACGAACTGGCCCACTTCTTAAGTAAATCAGGTGAGGCTGTCATTCTGGTACCGCGCTGCGGGTCGGGCTCACTGGTCAGCAGCGTGGTGATTACCACATTGCGTTGCGGTCGATACGGGGCGTAGCCGGTATAACCGGTATCGCGGCGCTCGTTGTGAATCCTGACGTTGCGCTTAACCTGCTCTTCCCGATCCGGACGTGGTACCGAACGCTCCACCAGTTCATGCTCATCAAGGGAGTGAATCAGATTTTCAGAGCCCGCCACATCAGCGAACGCCCACGACGTCAGCCCGGCATTGTGGATGCGCAGGGCGAGATCGCTGTGCTCGTACATGCCGCGACCGTAAATAGGATCGAAGCCGCCGACACGCTCAATCGCGCTGCGGTGGTAATAAAGCATCACACCACGCTGGCCGGTATAAGCCACATGCTTATCGTCCCGGTAGAGCTCAGCGATGTCATGGAGTTTGCGCGCACCAGCCAGATCGAGGAACTGATAAGCCAGGTGTGGCTCGGGCGACTCGATGTAAGGCAGCCACCATCCATCAGCGATCGGCCACGCGTCATCGTCCCACAGGAAGAGATGCTCACACCCGGCATCCATCAGCGCAGTAAGGCTGGCGTTCTTCGATGCCACAATGCCCAGCGATTTATCGTGCCGAATCAGATTAACGCTGGCGGGCACCGCCGCTGGTGGCTGTGAGCCGTCATCAACGACAACCACCAGCGCGCCGGCAGGCAAATACCGGAGCTGGTGCTCCAGCGCCTGACTGAGTACGCCTGCGCGATTATGCGTTGAAATGGCTATGCCGATACGGCTTGCGGCCGGAGTGCAGACAGGCGCGTACGGGACACCATCTATAGTGACCTGCATAAAGCTTCCTTTTAGATGCGGGCCTGTCGCATGGGACAGCCGCCCGAGAAAGCAGCTTTCCCCAGGCTCACGACTGAAAGGCTCTCGATTGTTGAACACATGCGAGGCACAATAAAAAAGCCACTAGCATTCGCTTGTGGCTATGGCTACTAAGAGTAAGTAGTCTTCTGATTCTGCTGAAAGAGTTTATTTAGAGTTGAAAACGAATCTCTTCGCGGTAAGCCTGTTAAGCTCTTGCAGTAGGGGCGACTTACTTCCTTCCCCATTTATGTATTTTTCGAAATCATCCTCAATTATCATCCAAATGCTAGCTAACTCTGTATCATCGAAGAGATGCTCAGTTGCTAACCATGCTGAAGTGCAATCTTCAAAGACAGCAAGAAGATCATCGAAACGCCGTACATTTTTTTCTCCCGTTTCAATCCGCTGAACAATGAGATCTACATCTTTGAATAACCATTTAGCTATAACCTGCTCACGCTCTTTCTCTAATTTAGCAGGATCTAAGCTGAGTGGCATGAGAAGAAGGGTTGATTTTAGATGCTTAATAGCAATTCTGAAATCAAGCTTAACTTTCGTTTTCTCTTGCTCACGCCAAGTGGACAGAGCCCTGTATGCAAAAAAGAGTGTAAAACTCGTCCCAATTGCACTTATCCAAGCAGCAACCATTGTCCAGCGAGCCCATTCAGCAGAATCACGTGTAGCTAAAAGTGTTTCGTAAGAAATAAGATCAGCGTCCATCATCACCTCACTATTATATTGAGGTGATTTTATAACATTGCCCTAAAGCTATCACTAAATGAATGCCTACCATAAGGCCTCAACTGTCTGCGTACGGACGTACGACATCACGACATGCCCAAATGCAGACTTCCTGCCTTTTGGTGCGGATGATCGCGAGGTAGCGCGCACCTTCCTATGCTTCTACTGAGTGATTTGCCGTCTCGAAAGGCGGCAGAAATGGTAGCTGACGCCTTCATAGCGTTTCAAGAAACATATCGCATTTATGTCAGCCAGATCATTGCACTTAGCTTTCATTTCGGCAATTCTAGTTTAGAAGTCATGTTTTCTGAGCCAGTGCTGTTAACAGTCTTTACTTTATATAAGAGGTTACTTGTGAATAAATCGAACGCCGTAATCAGGTTTTTCAAACAAATTGAATTTGATAATAATGCTCTCAAAGTTACTTCCGAATTATTAGTTCAAAACATGCATGATTACTTGTCACTACATGATGAAGTAAAAAATTGCGTAGTTTCCAATCTCGACAAGAGTGAGCCTCACTTTTTAATCAAGCCATTTGGTTTAACGATTTACCTTCGTAGCTCATACAAGCTCTATGAACTTGAAAAAGACGTATCCAGCTACTGTTATGAATTATGTTTCTTTCACAAACAGGACAAAGATGAAGTTACTACATTAACAGCTTATATTACCGGAGATAGCTATCTAGTCCCTGATGTCATGCAACCCGAGACAATTTGTGAAGTTCGCAATGAAAACCGTGGGCAAAAGGTTTTCGCCAGAATTCTGCATAATCTCTATAACAGCAAGATTATTTGCCTGTGATCCCGCCAAAGCCCGTGTTAGCGGGCTCTTCTATCTCCGACATTGCTCATTGATATAGTCCTGCAGATAGCCAACCTGCTTTGTCACTTT